TTTGATATTAAAAAATAATTTCGTATATTGTAGTCTATGGAAAAATTAGGAAGTAAGTTCAGTACCTCATTTCAGAATAAAGTTATATCTTCTATATTATCAGATAGGTCGTTTACACGACAGATATATGATATTATAAAGCCAGAGTACTTTGATGCTGAATCAGCAGAGTGGTTAGTAAAAAATATCCTAAAGTATATGCATGAATTTGAGAAGATGCCAACCTTAGATGTTCTCAAAGTCAAAATAAACACCATAGAAAGAGATGTATTAAAAACTTCGGTAGTTGATACATTAAAATTTGCATGGAATCATTTAGAAAGTGATGATTTGGAATTTGTAAAAGAGCAAGTTCTTGACTTCTGTAAAAATCAATCTATCAAAAACGCAATCTTAGATTCAGTACCATTATTAGAAAGTGGGAAATATGATATGATAAAGAAAAACATTGATACTGCTATGAAAGCAGGTCAAGATTCTGATATTGGTCATGAGTACAAATCTATGATTACCGAAAGATATGAAGATACAGTTAGGAATGTAGTCTCAACAGGTTGGCAAGTTATTGATGAAATTACACAAGGTGGTTTTGGTAAGGGTGAGTTAGTTTTATTCGCAGCACCTCCTGGTATTGGTAAATCTTGGTCGTTGGTAAACATTGGGGTTAACGCAATGAAACAAGGGAAGATAGTAGCACACTATACTCTTGAATTAAATGAAGGTTATGTTGGTCAGAGATATGATGCCGTACTAAGTGGAGTAGCAGTAGGAAACTTGAAATTTAATATGGAAGATGTCGAGAAGGCAGTCCAAAATGTAAAGGGTGACTTAGTTGTAAAACATTATCCAACCAAAACCGCAGGTGTAACATCATTAAAAGCCCATATGGACAAGATGATTTTACAAGGTAAGAAACCTGATGTAGTTATTGTTGATTACGCAGACTTACTTAGAGGTCCTCAGAAAGAAAAACGACACGAAGAGTTAGAAGAAATTATTGAAGACCTTCGTGGTATGGCAGGTGAATATGAAGTTCCCGTTTATACGGCATCACAGATTAATCGAAGTGGTGCAGAAGATGATATTATTACAGGTACAAAAATCGCAGGTTCATTCTCTAAAATGATGACCGCAGACTTTGTAGTATCATTATCTCGTAAAATAGAAGACAAACTTGCAGGAACGGGTAGATGGCATGTTATTAAAAATAGGTTTGGGCCAGATGGAATGACATTCCCATCTAAAGCAAACTTCTCAACAGGCCAAATTCATATTTACAACGATGATTCCATTGATGGTAGAAAAACTACTACCCAGATGAAACAAGGGGAGAGTTTAGTAAGAAAGGAATTAGCGCAAAAATATAAAGAAATGTCGGGTGATATCGATTTTTAATCATATATATTAAAACCGACAATAACATAAATGTATAATATAAATCTATAAAAATTACTATGGCATTATTTGACAATCGTATCCCATTTAAACCTTTTGAATACCCTGAATATTATACAGAAGGGTGGTTGAAACAGGCACAGGCATTTTGGTTACATACTGAAATTCCAATGCAAGGGGATATCAAAGATTGGAACGAACATTTAACACCTGAAGAAAAAAACTTAGTCGGTAATATATTACTTGGGTTTGCACAAACTGAATGTGCGGTATCTGATTATTGGACTAATATGGTTACCGATTGGTTTCCAAAGCATGAGATAAAACAGATGGCAATGATGTTTGGTTCACAAGAAACAATACACGCAACGGCATATTCATATCTAAACGAATCATTAGGTTTAGAAGACTTTGAGGCATTTTTACATGAACCTGCAACGGCAGAGAGATTTGAGAACCTTGCAAGTATAACAAACAGATACACTCATGAAGATTTAAAATCTAATTCAGACGCAAGAAAAGAAGTAGGAAAATCACTCGCTATATTCTCAGCATTTACAGAGGGTGTGGCGTTATATTCTTCATTCGCAGTACTTTACTCATTTCAAATGAGAAACAAGTTAAAAGGTATCGGTCAGCAAATGAAATGGTCTGTAAGAGATGAATCTTTACATTCCAAGATGGGATGTCAGTTATTCAGACATATGTGTGATGAATATCCAGAATTATTAGACGAATGTAAAGAATCAATTGAAGAGGCAGCAAGATTAATTGTTGACCTTGAAATTAAGTACATTGATAAAATGTTTGAGATGGGTGATTTGGAAAATCTAAAATCAGACAATTTAAAAGAATTTATAAAATCAAGAACAAACTCTAAATTAAAAGAATTGGGATATAATGGTATCTTTGACTTTGATGAGGAAAAAGCATCTAATTTAGATTGGTTCTACCACTTAACAGGTGGACAAACACATACGGACTTCTTCGCTTTGAGGCCTACTGATTATAGTAAGGCAAATGAAGGTGAAGATTGGGACGACATATTTTAAGAAAACAAGTTATGAAGAATCACGCAGAACATTTAGAGTGGGAAATAGGTACGGATTTTCCTGTTTGGGCAAATACAGAAATATATGTAAAAACTATATCAAATGGTTATTTACTACCTGGAGAAAAACCAAAAGATGCATATTGGAGAGTATCAACGGCAGTAGCTCGTAGATTAGAAAAACCACAACTTGCATCAAAATTCTTTGATTACATTTGGAAAGGTTGGCTAAATTTAGCATCACCTGTACTATCAAATACAGGTACAGATAGAGGACTACCAATAAGTTGTTTTGGAATTGATGTGGCAGACTCAATAAATGATATCGGTAAGAAGAACTTAGAGATGATGTTACTCGCCAAACATGGTGGTGGAGTAGGTGTAGGTTTGAATATGATTAGACCTGCAGGTTCTAATATTACTCAAAATGGAACATCAGATGGGGTTGTACCATTTGCAAAGATTTATGATTCTACAATCCTTGCTACAAATCAAGGAGCAGTACGAAGAGGAGCAGCATCCGTAAACTTAAACATCGAACATGGTGATTTTGATGAATGGATTGAAATCAGAGAACCCAAAGGTGATGTAAACAGACAATGTTTGAATTTACATCAATGTGTAGTTGTTGGTGATAAGTTTATGAGAAGATTGGAAGAAGCTGACCCAGAAGCAAGAAGAAAATGGGGTAAAGTACTTCAAAAAAGAAAAGCAACAGGTGAACCTTATATAATGTATAAAGGTAATATCAACAAAGCAAATCCACCAATGTACAAAAACAATGGATTAAAAGTTCATATGACAAACATCTGTTCTGAAATCACATTACATACAGACGAATCACATAGTTTTGTTTGTTGTTTATCATCACTCAACTTAGCAAAGTATGATGAGTGGAAAGATACAGATTTAATATACACCGCTACATACTTTTTAGATGGTGTACTTTCAGAATTCTTACAAAAAGCTAAGAATATGAGAGGATTTGAAAACGCAGTTCGTTCAGCAGAAAAAGGTAGAGCATTAGGTTTGGGTGTCTTAGGATGGCACACTTACTTACAAAGAAAAGGTATTTCCTTTGAAGGATTACCTGCTCAATTTGAAACTCGTAAGATTTTTTCTCAGTTAAAGATTGAATCAGAAAGAGCATCAAGAGATATGGCTACCGAGTATGGTGAACCATTATGGTGTAAAGATAGTGGATTTAGAAACACACACTTAAGAGCAATTGCTCCTACTGTTTCTAATTCTAAATTAAGTGGTAATGTATCCGCAGGAATTGAACCTTGGCCTTCCAATGTATTTACGGAACAAACGGCAAAGGGAACATTCATTCGTAAAAACCTTGAATTAGAAAAGGTATTTAGGAAAGTGGGTATTAACAAAAAAGGAACTTGGGATAAAGTTTTAGAAGATGGTGGTTCAGTTCAAGATATTAAAGAATTGGACGATTGGGGATATGTTGATGCTAAACTCTTAAAAAGAGAAGACATCTCCCAAGAAGCATTTGATAAAGACCAAGTTTTTTGGGTCAAAGATGTTTTTAAAACATTCAAAGAGATTAATCAATTAGAATTGGTTAGACAAGCGGGTGTTAGACAACAATATATTGACCAAGGAGTTTCGTTGAATCTGGCATTTCCATCTGAAGCAAGTCCAAAGTGGATTAATCAAGTTACTTTAGAAGCATGGAAACAAGGAATCAAAACTTTATATTATATGAGAACGGAATCTGTCCTTCGTGGTGATATCGCAGCACGAGCATTAGACCCCGATTGTGTATCCTGCGATGGTTAATTAAAAAAAGGTAAGTAATGAAAGAATATTTGTACTTTTCAGCACCATGGTGTGGTCCATGTAAAATGTTGAGTCCCGTAATGGAGCAGGTGGGGAATACTATTCCTGTAAATAAAATAAATGTAGATGAACAACCAGACTTTGCACAAAAGTACGGAATCAGAAGTGTACCGACTGTTGTGTTATTAGAAGGTGGAGTTGAAGTAAAAAGACACATTGGTGTAAAACCTGTAAACGAATATCTATCTGCATAAAAACAATTAATAAGTTATGAAGAACACTACTGCAAAGTTTTGTTTTAACACGATGGTAAATAACGAAGCTCATGTCATCACAAGGATGTTAGAGAGTGTTTACGAGTATATCGACTATTGGGTTATTCAAGATAATGGTTCAACTGATGGAACACAAGATATAATTAAGAACTTCTTTGAAGCTAAAGGAATACCTGGTTTCTTATATCAATTAGATTGGTGGAAGGGTCATGGAATAAACAGAGACCATTGTATAAAAACTGCATTAAGTGCAGACCATGGGTGTGATTGGATACTTAGAGTTGATGCAGATGAACAATTACAAGTAGATGATGATTTTGATTGGTCCGTATTTAACGATACATCGATTCAGAGTTTCAATGTACCATGTCAAGGGCCAGGTGTAAAGTATTTTAGAACTTGGTTATGGAATGCAAAAGAACCATGGGCATTCTACCCAGAAAAAGCGCATGAGACAATTTATTTAGATAGAGATGATGTTGGTGAAGAATTTCAACGAGTACCATTAGACAAAAAGTTTAGACACATTCTAACTAATGATGGACAAACTTGGTTACAACCAATGAAGTTTTTAAAAGATGCATTAAACTTAGAACTTGATGTAGTCCCAAACAATAAAGTCTTAGAAGATAATTATCATTTATTCTACATAGCAAAATCCTATCACGATACACTTGGTGATAATTTTCCATTTGGTGAAGACCATAGGGAAGAGTTTGCAAGACGATGTATATTTTATTTTGAACAATATCTGTATAAAGTAAATC